CTGGCCTCCTGGTTGAACAGTAGGCTCTACCCTCGCCGGCTGGCCTCCTGGTTGAACAGTAGGCTCTACCCTCGCCGGCTGGCCTCCTGGTTGAACAGTAGGCTCTACCCTCGCCGGCTGGCCTCCTGGTTGAACAGTAGGCATCCAAGGAGTCGTTGGGGTAAAGGGCACCTCTTTTTCTCCGACCCCTGGCGTTACTGTAGTGGTCCAATCGGTAGGCTCTACCCTCGGCGGCTGGGCGCCCGGCTGACCAGTAGGCTCTACCCTCGGCGACTGAGCGCCAGGTTGGGTAGGACTCGTTGGGGTAAAGGGCACCTCTTTTTCTCCGACCCCTGGTACTACTGTAGTGGTCCAATCGGTAGGCTCTACCCTCGGCGGCTGGGCGCCAGGCTGACCAGTAGGCTCTACCCTTGGCGGCTGAGCCCCTGGCTGAACAGTAGGTTCTACCCTCGGCGGCTGGGCGCCCGGCTGAACGCTGGGTATCGGTAATGGCGGGATATAACCTGGATACTTGGGTTGCGTAGGACTCGTTGGGGTAAAGGACACCACTTTTTCCCCAGCCCCTGGTACTACTGTAGTGGTCCAATCAGTAGGGTCTACCCTCGGCGGCTGGGCGCCCGGCTGACCAGTAGGCGCTACCCTCGGCGGCTGAGCGCCAGGTTGACCGGTAGGCTCTACCCTCGGCGGCTGGGCGCCCGGCTGGCCGGTAGGCTCTACCCTCGGCGACTGAGCGCCCGGTTGGACGCTGGGTATCGGTAATGGCGGAGTATAACCTGGATACCTGGGTTGCGTAGGACTCGTTGGAGTAAAGGGCACCTCTTTTTCCCCAACCCTTGGCATTACTGTAGTGGTCCAATCGGTAGGCGGCGGTGGCGGCGGCGGCGGCGGAGGCGGTGTAGCCTGAGCCGCTGGAGGTACAAACCCTGGATACTGGGGTGCTGGTGCCGCTACAGGAGGTACAAACCCTGGATACTGAGGTGCCGGTGCTGGTGCCGGTGCTGCCACTGGAGGTACGACTCCTGGGTACTGCGGCGGCGCCGTGCCCTGAGCCGCTGCCGCCAGTTCCTCCGGGCTCAACGTAGGCGGCTGCCCCGGCTTACGCCGTGCCGTCTGTCCTCCGATGCCGGCGGTGCCACCGCCGCCGCTGCGCCGCCCAAACGATCCTCTACTCCCTCTATCTCTTGCTAAAGCCATTATTCAACCCCCGGTAGTCGTTGCCGCGTCCTGCCTATCGTCTTGTATTGCAAATGTACCCTCCGAAACAGGAACTCCTGCCCCGCACCGCTGTTCTGGTATCTCAGCGAGGTATGGGGATCGTAGCCGTGCAGATCGGTATCGGCCAGCAGCACCAGGTCCGGCTCGGCCAGCGTATCGCTCCCCAGCACAAAGCTATCCAGTACTGCATACGATCCGCCCATGTTCACCTGCTCGGTATCGCCCAGGATACCCGTAGCCCGCTGACTGATACCCACCGTATGGTTGCCCTTCAGCTCAAAGTAGTGCCGAGCATACTGCCATCGCACATCGACCTCGCCGCCCGCCGGCGCCGTGGCGCCGATCTGAAAGGTGCCGACGATAGCCGAGGAAGCGTCATCTGTGCCGCTATCATGCTTATAGAGCAGACCGTCACCTACGCCCCCCATATGAGGCAGATCGGCAATGATGGCGCCGCAGTTGCGGGTATAGTCCTCATAGGGACCATACCATATGCCCCGGACATAGTCGTAGATCATCGTATGGTTCATATTGGTTGAGTTATACGGCAACTGAAACCAGACCTCGTTCTGATCGGGATAGACCACCGCAAACGACTGTAACAGCCGGTTTGGGCTGATCGAGTCCCAATACCTCGAGCCGTCCAGCGCCTGGCTTATCTTCTGCACCGGCCCGCCATGCCACCGGTAGATGCCATCGCGCCGCGGGAAGACCTGAGAGCCGTCAGGGAGGGCCGCCAGGCCCCGTCCCGAGATGCTGCCACCGTTACCCTGGCGCTGCACCTGGTAGGGCACCGACGAGTTGCCGGTAGGCTGCAAGAGCCATATGCCCTCCTCGGCATGGACGGCCAGCGCGTTGCCAAACGCCTTGAGGCCGGTGATGGGGAAGTCCAGCCCGTAGAAGCTGGTAGAGCCCCAGGTCTCTATGTCGCCCGTATCCGAGCGCCAGAGGCGGTCCTCGTTGGCGTTGGTGTTGGCCAGCCATAGGCGCCCGTCGAAGAACTCGATATGGTCCGCCGTGCTGAAGCGGCTGTCTACATCGAGCGCCGCGCAGTCGCCCGCCGCCGCGGCCCACTTGATAGGACCGTTGGCGCCGTTAGTCAGGACGATGGTGCCGCCGGCGTTAACCCACTCGAACGTGTTGTCGGTAGCCGCCGTGATGGTCACGCCGCTGGCGGGCATCCGCTCGGTCCACGTCCCATCCACATCCTCATACAGGACCGTCCCCGAGACGATGAACGTAGCCGCCGAGGAGGCTGAAAACTTGGCGTAGCCCACCGCCGTCAGGTCCGTAGTAGAGAGCGCCGTGCTGATATACTTGGCGAAGCCGAGCCGCTTCTTCACCTCGCCGGCGAGGCCGACCTTGCAGTTGCTCATCGCAAACAGCGTATCGGTGCGCTGTCCCTCTACCGGCAGCTTATACTGCACCCCACCCACCCAAGGGCCATGCCGTATCGAACTGCCCGCTACAGGCATCAGGTCAGGCTGCCCTCGGTTACGCCGAAATTATAAGGGCTCACGCCCGAGCTGCCGGTGGCGCCGCGCAAGATATAACGCCGGTCACCAACGCCATTACGCCGCAGGGCGTAGGCTATCGTCTCCTCCTTGCGCTGGCGCTCCCGCTCGGCATCGTCGATAGCGCCCTTCTCCTGAAGGTAGTACTCGGCAATGCCGCTAACCACCGCCGACTGCACCCAGAGCGGTATGTATATCTCCAGGTTGTCGCTGTCGTTGCTGCTGGTGAAATCGGGAACGAACGAGTAGTAGCGGTACTTGATCGTCTTATCCGCCGCCGAGGGCGTAGGGAACAGCTCGACCTCCCAATAGCCGGTAGAGCTATTGATGCCGCTGACTACGACGATGCGAGGGTCGCCCGACTCGCTCTGATCCGGGTCACGCCGGTCTATCTCCTCCGGTCCCGCCATGATCATCGAGTAGTCCTGGGAGCTATTGCGGAACATCAGCGGCTCGAGGACCGTAGCGGCCAAACTATACGCCTTCTGATCGGCTACCGTAGTCAGCGTCGATGACTTAAACAACCACTCCCAGGTCGCCCGGCTCGATATATCTTTGACCACCAGGTTGAGGTAGTCGCGCCCGTTGTTCTGGAAGGTCGTCGCGTTCTGCGAGAGGCCGGTGCGCCGCAGCGCCATCTTGATCGCGTTTAGGTTGGTCATCGCCTCTTACCCGGTAGGAGCAAGCTCACCCACCATATCCGACGCCGAGAACTCGTACTCATCATACTCGTAGGCCAGGTTGCCCTCAGTGATGAAAGGTCGTCCATCTTCCCAGCGCTTCTCCCACGCTTCGGTGACCGACGCCCCCTTTTCATAGACCCACTCGGGCGCCGTAGCCATATGGCCAGGAGGATGGATCACATCCCCCGCCGTATGGACTACGCTGGCCGCCGACTCGTTGCTGGCCCGATGGCGCTTCTTCTGGCGTACGACGCCAGAGGCACCGAGCTCCTTGCGGATCTCGTCCTTGAAATGGGTGGGCATCTCTTTGAACAACTGAACGATGCGGGTCAGTTCTTCTTTGGTCGCGTTGCCCTCGGATGCTTTCGGCTCGAGAGTCGTGCTGGCCACTGCTGGGATAGCCGCGGATGATGCTGGGGTAGCCGCTGCGGAGCCGGCTTGCCCCTTGTTACCGTGTTGGTGGGCCTTCTGGGCCATTGAGCCCTCCTATATCCATTTTGCGAGGCACATTATCGGTCTGCCGCTAAACAGACCCCGTACACTACAAGAGAGCGGCAGGGACGCCGCAAAGCGCCCCCACCCGCCTCTATGTCAACTACTCAATCTGCAAATACACACTCAGGAAGTCTGCATCTGCATTGGGAACATGAAGCGCGTGACCAACGATCTGCTCTACGGCCAGCGTATCGTGCTGTTGGACCGCTCCTGCGGTACCATCAGACAACGTGACCTGGTCACCAATCGTTACAGCAGAACCACCCGCGTCATACAGCACAGTGCCGTAACCTCGCGTCTGTATCCAGCCGTAATTCTTATCGCTTACGTCCATAGCGTTAATACATACACCCGCCACCCACATATCGGTAGCTGCCGTAGCACTAACCAAACCGTTATAAGGATTACCAGTGATCACTACGTCGGACGCCGTAGTAAGCGCTATTTTAAGACCGTCAAACAGCGTAAGGGTAGTGGCATTGCTTGACCCTGCCGTATTGGATTTAATACGGTAGGTGTAGCCTTGCCCTGCATCATTTACAGTGTGTAAATATCCGCCAGCAAATTGATCAGCCGTTGCACTGCCGAAAAGTGAAGAATCAGTGAGCGTCACAGCAGTCGCTCCAATAGCGGCAGCGGTGGCGTCGTCAGTCGCATACACCACTGCTTGAGCGCTCACATCCTGCGCTACCAGATGCCCCGCCGTAGTGTCTGCCGCAAATTCTGCAAACCGGAAGATGCGCCCGTCTTCAAACTCACGCTTTGCGCCGATAGGCAGCAGAGCAGTGTCAGAAACATCGAAAATACCTATGTTGCCACCACTGATGCTACCAATTCCTACGGTGGAAGCGTTGTTGTCCATCGAACCTGGACCCTTAGTCCAAGAATGAGGTAGATTAGCCATCGTTGTCGT